CTAAAGGTGATTTAGCTTCTGCTATTTGACTATCTGTAGGATTTTCTATACCTTGAGACTTTAGATACTCTATAGCAGCACAATCTGGCATAGATTCAGGATTCATATATTGATTATAAGAATTAGGAGGACAAGCACGATATCCTGCTAACAATCCATTTAAAGTTCCAGAAACAAATTCTTGTTGAGACCATAATCCTGCTTCTGATATAAATATGTAATCTTTACTTTTGTCTCTAAATTCATCAAAAGCTCCAGTAGGTATCATTGCGCTAAAAATCACATCAATTGTTTGAGGTTTTTCCGCTTGATATTCTGGAACTACATCTCTAAAGGAAATAGGTTGACGAGGAAATGTAGGAGTAATCAATTCAAAACAAGTGGGCTGATCTGCAGCAATTTTCCACTTATCAGATTGCCATACATTTAAATCACCAGTATCAGGGTTCACATATATCTCTTCATCATTTGTATAAGCTACACCCTTATAATATACCAGTGATCCTGCTTTATAGCTCCCTGTAATAGAATAAGATGTATATGCAGGACCTAATCCATAATAAGGACGATTATTGTTATAGATTGCACCATATCCGTCAGACCCAAATCCTGGGCGTTCATTCATGTAGTTATCATAGTCAGTTACAGAATCACCTGTATAAGTAGATCCAGATATTCCTGTAGGCAATCCTTCAGAATCTTCATCCTGATTTCTTAGACCCATAGTACCTAAAGAAATATACTTAGGAGTAAATTGATGTAACATGGAATAACCTTGATGATATATTCCATCTCCTGCAAGATAATGACCAATACCTTCTAGTAGCATACTAGTAGCAGAATTATGACCTTTCTGCTCTTGAATCAATCTTCCAGTACCTCTATCCAATACTCTAAGTGTAACATTATTGATAAGTTGAAACCGTTTAGAAGCTTCCATGTTTCTACTCCTTTCACGGTAGCTTTTATTATTTATAAAAGGTGTATCAAATATCATCCTCTGAAGGTATCTGCATAGAATCTCCAAGAGATCCCATAGGTGTAGAAGTAACATATTCAAGAGGATCTTTAGTATCTCTAACTTTATTTACCTGAGATTCATAATAGTCATTGTTATATACTTCTCCAGAATCAGCATCATAAACACTTACATCTTTTGGTGTTATAGTAGAAAGATTAGACAAATTATGTAATAAAGACCTGCTGGAGGATTCTCCGTTAGACAGTTGTAGAGAGTATAAAGCTCTATATCCAGGATTTATACTTTCATCTGCACTACCTTCATATTTACTATTTCTATACCATACAGGTTTTCTAGTATCACTTAGATGTTCAGGAGTATATCCAGATTCTCTTTGTTCTCTAGACATACTTTCTGTATCCTTCAAATAAGCTCCTTCGAGGTCTTCTTCTGAAACTTTTTGCATCCTAGAATAGTCTTCCTCTAACCAAACACCAGAAGGAATCTTAGAATCTAAGCTATAGTGGCCAACATGTGTTGGACTTATAGAAACATTTAAATCTGCTGTATTAGTTAATCTAGAATCAATACTTATCTTAGTCTTTGCATCATATCTTACACCTACATGTGGTACTAAATACATACCTACAGGTCTAACATATTCGGTACACACATCAATAGGAAGAGTATCACTAAAATATACCAGATCAATGTATCCTTCTTCTACATGAGGCTGTACAAATATAGAATTAGAAGGTATTGATGTATCCTCTAATCTGTTATTACGTATATCTTTTTCAGATGCAAGATCTTTTAGATGAAATTGATCCAAATTTACTTGTGCAGCTAAGGTGAGTCCATCTTTACTACCCTTCAGTCTTATCATAGACATGAAATACAATATAACAAGCCGATTAAACGCAGGTATCATCCTACTATCATATTTATATCCCATTGTATCTCCTAGCATCCAAAGCAAGTCTTCTGGACATCTAAGAGGATCAAATAGATCAAAAAATTCTTCAGTATCATATTGAATCTTACTTAAAGCAAGTTCAAACCATTTCATGAAAAACCTGAAATCAGAACTTTCTTGTTTATATACTTCAGGAACAGGTATCTGAGAAATATTCATAGTTTACACCTCACCTTCAATCTACAATATATTCCGGTGAAACTCTTATGTTTTCAGCACTTGTACCTAAATCTTTATATCTAGCAAATGAGATATAGTTAAAATAAGAAACATCGCAATTATACCAGTTAATAACGGGATTGTTGATACTTCCTGCATCAAAATAAGCTATACGAGAATCTGCTCCTTGTATAACTTTTACAACTTCCATCACAGTAGGTTTATCACCAATATGTCTGTTAGCAGGTGCAAAATATATAGCAAGAGCTTCTTTTACTTTTCCAATTATATTCTTAGCAACGTCACGTTTTACTTGTTTTTTCAAATACAGTTGACCTACAACATAATAATCAAATACTCTTAAATTACCAAATTCAATCTGAACAGACATAGATTGAAGTGGTCTATAATCTCTAATTATATCATAACAAAATTGTTCAGGTGGTCTATAATAATAGAAAACTTTTCGATTATTTATTCTAACAGGGTCTACTTTACCCATACCTAAACTACCATTTTGAAAATCGTTGTATATAGCAAAACACATCGCAGTATAAGTCTTGAAGTTACTTATAAAAACTCTTGCAGCATCATAATCATAATCTCCAGGAATACGTAGTCTATCTCCAGGTTTAATACTAGTAACTGTTTGAATATTATTGAATGCAAGTATTGCACTTACAGTAACATCATATTTAGTCGCAATATCTTCAATAGTTTCATTTTCAGTTACAACATGTAGTACCTTGGTTTTGCTTCTTTGAAGATCTAAAACTTTATACCAATCTACATTATCATCTCCCTGAGGAAAATCAAAATTATTGATATACATCTTAGCTTTCTGTAATTCTGAAAGATTTTCATTCTTATATGTTGCAAGATTAATATCTAATGCTTTTTGACAATCTAGAACAATACCACAATCTACTCCAGGCTCTCTATTTAAGAATCTTGTATAATCTGGAAGTGTAACTAAACTATCAAAAGTATTGATGTAGTTCCTACTATTTATGTACGCTTCTCTTGCTGTTTCTGGACTTTTTCCAGTTACAGTATTAGTATGAGGCCACTCTACAGTATTAGATAAATTATGTATAGCATATACTCCAGAAGATTCATCCGGTTCATTACTAGGATTAGCTTGAAGGTAGTTACTCAATACGTCTTCTCCTACACATCCGATAACTCCCATGCAATCAAACCAATATATAGTCAGGTAGTTATTAGTGTAGTTATCTAGTTGATTAAGATAATTACTTATCTGTATCTGAGCATTAGAATAAAAATCATAAGTAACAGCAAATCTAGGTTCTGGAGCTGTAAATTCTGAGGGATTTGAACACTGAACCCATTGAGTATCTAAAAAGTCGTCTCCATCTCTAGATGTTTTAGCTTTTATCCAAATAGCAGTAGTATCAACATGTTGAGAAGGCAATGTTATGATATAGTTGTTTTTCTTAACAGCATCAACTGAAATAGAATAGGATCTAAGTTCTCCTTCAATAGCTACTCTAGTAATCATTTCTCCAGGATTCAATGTAACCTCATCTGAGGTTGCAAAAATGTTTATATCACTGGAAACTACGGAATGACTACTTCTTGTTTCATTATCTCCATAAGTACTTGTAAGCGGCAAAATGTTATAAGTTATTACTCTAGAATTTCCACTTATATCAGTATAAGCATTCAAAGTGCAGAAATTTGCACCATTGAACCCAAAATCAAATTCCAATGCAGTATCCGAAGTATTTACAAAAGTTACTTCAGTTCTTGCTGCAGTATACCATCCTAATTCATATCCAATTAAAGAAAAGATCCTTTGTGCATTCTTTCTTTGCGATACAGAGGGTGCATATACTTCATTGGCGAGCCAATCCAGATTGATTCCTAACATCTCGGCGCAACTCGCTAAGAATTTTCCTAAAACCACACCAGGATCTGCATTTGCTTCAGGATTCCATACTTCTTTCTCAGAATCTTCATCATAAAAACTTTTAACAGTGTATTTATCAGGAGCTGGTTTCCAGAGTTCAGTGAGTTTAGGAACCATTTCCCAAAAATCTTCCATGATTGATTCATAATCACGACTAGTGTACTTAACCATACCTCGCTGGAAGTAGGATTTATCTGAATATTTTCTGTAATCTTCACTGTTCATTTTCGTTGTTGTCATTAAATTCTACCTCCACCACATCATTATAAATTGTACTTAGACCCACGGTCATTTTAAGTTTGTTGAAGTCAGGTTCATTCAATAGCTTACCATCTTCTGAAAATATCAAACCATCTGCAAAAACAGTTCTTTCAGCATCTACACAAGGTTCATGTTCTCTTAGTTGTTCGATCATCCTATCTTTAATCATCGCTTGTGTATTTTTATTGTTATACTGAAAAAGATATCTTTTTAATCCTACTCCAAATGTAGGATTGTTGTATAAAGAAGTAGGATCAGATAAAAATAATAATCTAGTTCGATTTACAACAGATTCATTGTCTGTGTAAAGTCCTACTCTATTACTAGCTACATCAATCATATTGGGAAATTTGATTGAATTTGTTCTAGACATACAGTTAACCTCCTACATTTGTTAAGTTGGTATAGTAAGAACCTCCAGTGAGTCCTATAACAAGGAACTCAGAAGATCTATCATTCTTAGATATTAAAGCAACCACTTCTCCTTCTGCAGGTAGATGAGGTAGAAGCAAAGAAGGATAATAAGGTAGATCATCATCCTTCACGTAGTTTTTCGGATTTGCTCCCTTATACTCCTTTTGATTAACAGGTCCATGTATAGTAGGAATCCTAACTTTAACCATTAGAGTACCATCTCCAGCATACATGTAAGATTTTGCATATCCATTTACAATCATAGTAGATCACCCATCTATCCAAGAACCATAATGCACGATTTTTACAACTTTTTTACCAAGCCATCCAGCTTGTCGCAATCCTGCTCTTAAAGAAGAAGCACTACCTCCAACAGCTTCCCACTCTATAATATCTACTCCGCTTTTACCGAAAGCATGACCATACTCATTACCTGTCTCACCTTTGTGTGGAGAATATTTAACATTAGCTCCTTTGGAATCTCCTATGATAGCATTAAAGTAACTTCCATCTTCTAACACTACGGATATAATATCTCCAGGCATTCCAAATTTTGTAGTTACAGCAACAAGAAAGTAACCGCTTATCGTAGCTATGTAGTATTTACTAGGCCTTCCTTGCGATGCCCATATATCAGCAAGTTTTCCTTGATTCACTCTTCTGGACCATCTAGGAAAAAACCTACTCCAGTTAGTAGAATTAGCTACTATACCTGTTTGACGTACACTCGAAGGTATAGGTATAGCATTACCGGAAGTTATTTGTTTTCCAGATCTTGTAGTTATGGTACCATTAACTCCTACAGAAGAAACTGCACCTGAATTATTTTCCATAACAACTATCATTTCCCAGAACTTTCTTGCATTTGCTTTACGCTTAGGTACTTCTGTATCATAATGACCGGGTCTCTCAAACTGACGAACTACAATTTCTGCAGCTAGTTCTGCAGAACCTACGTCATTACCTGTAACTTCAGCTTTTAACTTTGTTAAAGTTTTACTTTCAGCACCATTAAGTTCTGACCAAAGATATTCGCATTGTCCTGTAAGATTATTAGCCCAACTACCTCCACATGCAGCTATCATTGCAGTTTTTCTGCCGCCTAACCATTGACAAATACCAGAAGCTTTAGAACTAGGATTTACAGCACTAGTAGAAAAATTGCTTTCTTGCTGAATATTAGCTAAAAATCCTACAGCTTGTGCAGCAGAAAGTCCTTTACCTGTAAGAAATTCAAAAATCAATCTTGCATTAGTAGGTTGAATTCCAGATGAATCTACTGTATAGCCACCATTAAATCCATATTCTCCTGAAACCATTCCTGACATTGTAACAATGTTAGAATAACCTGCAGCATCATAAATTCCGCTGAGTATATTAGTATAGTTAATAGCAGATAATTTAATACTGGTCGATGATATAGAAGGTGATCCAGATTCAGTTAAATATGCTACCTCTCTCAAAGTAGCATCTGCACGACTACTAGATCCTTGATATAAGGGAGAAGCAACTAGAGAATCACATTCTGCAGTTCCACCGACTTTAGTCCAATCAGGCCTAGCATACCAAGCTATGTCTTTCATCCTTCTTCTATTCAATAAAATTGCATCATTGAGATCTCCTTCTACAGTAAGTATCGTATCTCCAGATAATTCTCTTACAATACCAATCCTAGTAGCAGCGTACTCAGCATCATCTTTGTTTTGAGATACAGCAAATACATCTCCTATTTGAGGTTTGTCTGTTCCTCCTTTGAATCCTCCTAAAAGATAATGACCTCCATACTTCTTTACAATCTGTTGACCAAAAGATGAAGCAGAAAACGTACTTATAGGCATGATTTCACTGTATTCACATTCTTTAGCAACTGCACAACACGCTGCTGCAGACCATCCTTTAGTAGTGACTCCTGTAGTTTCTTTCACCCACTTATAACTATCCTTACCTACATGCGAAATTGCAGTCCTTACAAATTTTCTTGCAGGATGATCAGGAGCTGTAGCATAGTATATTCCTCCGGATACAACTTGTTCACCTATCGCTCCAGCCATAGACGTTAATAACGACTCATCTCCTGTATATGAACCACTATATCTGGGACTATTATCAGGAATAGGTGTACCATATTTAATTCCTCCTGTGAAGGGTGCAACATGTGTAACACCCTCAGTTCCTGGATTGTAGATAAATCCCTGAAACTGATATGTACCACCATACCAATTAGGAGAACTTCGAGGTCCAGAAGTCCAAAATCGTGTCCTCCACGATGCACTATATCCAGATTCTGATAACATAATTGTTCCATCTGGATTTACATATTCAACAATAGCTACATGTCCTGCTCTTCCAGGTTGCTTCCATACAGCTACTGCACCAATTTTAGGTTCAGTACCCCATTTCAAAGAAGTAGAAGATTTCTTTAAAACATCTATCCATAATCCTGCGTTACAATGAGGCAGTTCTGGATGAAAATACCCTAGTATCTCTGCGAATCTACCATAAGCATAACCTACGCAATTACCAGTTATCTCCCCTCCAGCTAATGTAAAAGATCTTGTGACTGGTTCAACTACACAATAAACTTCTTCAACTCTACCAGTATCTTCAACTGATATAACAGAAGTACTATAACTAGTATTACACATCCTATAAGGTATATGCATTGAAGAATTTAATTCTAAAGTTGTAACTTCTTTTATTCTATTTTTATTTCTAGTGTACACATACCACCTATGATTACTTGTACAGTAATATGTAGATCCTCGTAAATTGACTCTATATATTTTCTGAATACCGAAATATTCTATCTTTGCTGTATGCCATTTAAAATCTATAGTAGGAACTTCTAGATTATCCTTTCTACATAAATAATAAGCTTTTTCTAAAGATATAACACCTCTATTAGTAATTATTTCAGTATTCCCTGTAAAACAATTAGGCAAAACAGTACCATTAGATCTAGCTAAACACGGATTTTCGGGTTTCTTCCACCATCTTTCATCAGAAAGAGGTGCTACTGTACGTGGTACAAATACTTTACTAACTCCCTTTACATATGCACCAGATCCATACGTTGCACTCGAATTTATTGCAACTGCAGAGCCAACAGTAGAAGCTAATCCTAATAATCCTGATTGACCGCTAGTACCATTTTTTAACCACATTCCTGCGGCATTTATATTAGGACAATAAACTAAGTCTACCCCTACCCTTGCTTTAGCTTTTACAGCTTTAGCTCCAGCAGTACCTTCCCACTCATATTGATATATATCTAGATGGTTTGATACTTTCTTATTACTCCAAGCTACACACTGACAAAATTTATCTGCAGCTTTTCTTGCATACATTTGTTCTATTACGTAATAACTTCCATAGATTCCACATTGATAGTATCCATTTAACTGAGATTTTGCAGCACGAAGATAAGATTCAATGTTGTTGAACTCTCTTGAAGTAGTTGCAGATTGATCACATGCAAAATATATACATGTTCCTTTAGGTACTCCTAGATTTCTTGCAAGTTTATAAGCATCTTGCCCTTGTAATCTACCCTTAGAAGCTCCTTGTTTTACATCCCCTGCACCTCTTTCATAGTATAGAAATACATGCAATCCTGCAGCATGTATGTTAGCAACCTCTTGTTTCGTAACTCCATAACTACCTCCTAGGTATCTACCAATAAAATGCATACCTAAAGATCTTAGATTGTGTGCAATTTTGGAAGTTATTCTAGATGCAGTATCTACTCCCTGATAATTACCCGTTTTGTAAGCAAATGCCATATCATCACCTCATAAAAGAAACAATGTTTAACTTACTCCATCTAAATCAAAAAATTCAGGAGTAAAAAGTTGCTCTAAACTAGAGGATTCTTCTACATGATCAACAATCCACATAAACCATCGTTGTTGATATTGTTCCCAACTAAAATATGTAAGAGATTCTTTAGATGTATAAAATCCCATTTTACCTGCAAGTCCTAACCGAATAAGACCTTTCTGGTAGCAATCAATTATCTTGTTATTTACAACTCTACTCTTACTGGGAAGATCTAGCTGTACCCAAACACCTAATCTAGGAGTATGTTGACGTACAATAAAAGATAACCAATATAGTTCACTTCTAGCTTCTTCAGTGTTCTTTGCTCTAGCTACAAAGAAAAATCCAAACTCAAGATTATTGTCTTGAATCTTTTTTAACTGGACGTCAAACCTAGGTTGTTTGAAATCATAAACTTCATTGTGAGCACCAGGAGTATATAGGTACCCTGCTTCCAGTATAGCTCCTACAACTCCTGCAGGCTTTAATTTGCTATAATCTAATCTTGCACTAGTACCTCTATCAATAGTAACAACATATGGATTTAGTTTAGTATAATCCATTTGATAAGGACTTCCTCCAATAACTGCAGAATTACAATACATAGTTGTAGATCCTTGTTTAGCAGAATCTACAACTAGATTATATATGTTTAGAGAAGTTTCTTTATCATAATGTAATCCATCAATAGTGTTGAAATTATTTATTATAGAGCTGTAAGTGTCAATATATCCTACGTTCATGCTTAAGTTATCTCTAACATTTTGATTCCATGCTTGTATCTTTTCATTAGTTATAGAACCATATCCAGATGTTCTAACAGGATTAACTGATACAAAATAAACTGCAGCACCCTTTGCTACCCATCTATTAGCACATTCATTTATATAAGCAGCATATTTAGTTCCCGGTATATACAACATATCATTTATACCTAACAAGAAACAAACAGCAGTATCACTGGATACTTTTGATTCAATTGCAGGTACACCTGTTTCAACCATCCATTTGTAACCCATAGCTGATTTACAAGAAAATATGTTAAGAGTTTTGCCTACAAATTGTTTTATCGCTACAGTTCTAGAATCTCCTATCAGTATCACAGTAGACCTGGATGCTTCAGTTGTAACAGTAGTTCCATAAGAACCGCTAAATGTTTCTGTATCAGATATGTTTTGTAATGTATCAGATGGCTTAACATAATCTTGAGGGTTTACAGTATTTCCATAGGTAGGATCTCTTTTCTTAAGTAAATCATGTATTTCAAAATGGAGATGTGCACCGCTTCCGATACCTGTTGATCCTACTTTAGCAATAACTTGTCCAGCTGCAACTCTATCTCCTACTTTAACAAGTAATTTACTACAGTGCTGATACAGCGTTTCATATCTATCACTATGCTTTACAACAACATAGTAGCCTCTCCCTCCGTTGTATCCAGTTTTGGAGACTGTTACAACACCGCTTCTAGCTGCATAGATATCGTTACCTGCAGGTCCACCAATATCAATACCTTTATGGTATTTAGAAGATCCTTTTATGTTAAGATTTCTAGGACCATACCCAGAGGTAACACGCTTATTCACAGTAGGCCACATAAAATATCCCACAATATAACCTCCTGATTAATACTGTTGATATTCATCCTCAGGACTGACGTAGTAAGGATCTCCTCCATCAAATTCATCTATTACAGATTGCAATCCGGATTGACTATATTGAGGAGAATTGCTCTTTAACTCTGATGTATCTTCATCAAGTATCTTCATAGGGTCATCTTTATACATCTGAATAGAACCTATTCTATAAGGGTAAGAATTTTTTATATTAGTTGTGAGATACTCTATGCTAACATATCTATTAGCTTCCCCTAGTTGTTGGGAAACATCAACAACATTGTGCATCTTCACATTTATAGATTTTAAATTTCCATATTTTATTGCCTGATTTTGATTGACTCTTACACCTACTTCATATCCATATTTTGCATCTCCAGATACGTGTACTACTAATCCATAGCACATACTATATACTTTCGTAGTTTCAAGATTGATACTAGTATTATATCCTTTATATTGTTTATATAAAGGATCTGATTTATCAACACAGTATTTTTTAAGTATCTTAGCATCAGATTGTGTTATCAAACAGTCTTTGATTACATCCATAGCCGTACCTCATCAATTAGTTATTGCCGATATACATGTGTTCAAATGTAGGAAAGAGAGAATCACCAAAATCTACTTTGTAAGGAGATTTTATATTAGAAGTAGTATGGAAAGAACTTCTAGGGTAGTAACTACTTCCTGTTACATATATACCTTGAGAAGCTGCAACTTGATTAGCTGAACTCATTGTTAATCTTTGAATCTTCAAAGTAGTTGTAAAAGATGCACCTATTGAATGAGCTACAGATACAATGTTGTATACACCGGATATAGGAGAAAGAGTGTTCCCTGTCATAACAATTAAAGAAATAGGTTGAGCTATAGTGTATTTCTTCACACTTCCAGGTATAACAAGTATGAAATCTCCACTAAACTGAGAAGCAATAGCATTAACATCATTTATGATATCTACCGTCTGGAATACTTCAGATAAAGAACTGCTCCAACTATTTACAACTTGTGCATCTTGTATAATAGTACTGCCGCTACCATCTACAGTAAAACCTACTTGACTAAATTTCATATCAGTCATGTTGTAAGCAACGCCATTGTAAGAACCTGTAAGTGATAATACATTAGATTCAGGAGTACCGTATATCAATGCATCACTTACATGAGTAGTTAATAAGCTTGCATTACACTTATAATGTATAACTCCAGGTTGAGTCATAGTAGGTTCATCAACCCAGTAACTAAAAGAGGTTGATTGAGGTGTAGTATCTGTAAGACTTTTCTTTAAGTATGCATCTACTGGACTTACAATTCTGTTGTTTATAACTTGACTAAGTTTCTTTATACCTGGAGCAAGACCTGCCGCATCTCTAGAACTGTTGTAAGATTTAGATAATCTTAGAAGTCCGGGAAATGTATCATAGTCATCTGAACCATTAAAGATTCCTCTTACATAATTGTTGAAACTAGTAGTCATTGCACCATGAGTTATCAGTGTTGGTACATCATTGTGGTCAATATCTAATTCATAGTAAGATGTAGCTTTTACGCTCTTTGCAAGTCCTTCTAATACTGCAGATGGCTGTACAAATCCAGAAACCTCAGGTATACGAAGTACAGGCATACTACTTTGAACAGCTAAAGAAGCAAATCCACTAACATCATATTTCATATAAAGACCAGTTGTACTTACCTTAAACTGTAATGTAAATCCTTGATAAGATAGGTATTCTTCTATACCTCCAGATTCATCTAACCATCCAAAAGCAAAAGCAACTGGTACTCCTTGAGAATCTGCATAAGAACTTGCAGCTTGTGCTGCACTGTAAAGTAAAGCTTCAAATGCAGCTACATTCGCCTTCTTCTTATCGTCTCCTCCTATAACAACACTCAGTGTCCAAGAGGTAACACTAGATATTTCACTATTAGATAAGTTTAAAGATGCAAAAGGAGAAGGGATTTCTAATCCAAAATCAGTTAAACTTACTCCACTCAAACTAAAAGAACACCAATGCTGTTTTTTCATGTAATCGTCTCCTTAAGGATGAGTAGGTACTTGTGCCCATCTATCAACTATCTGTTCAATCCTATTCTTTGTAGTAGATGACATACTTATTTTAGAAGGTAGTTCAGGATCTCCTCCCCAAGTTAATACCCATCTCTTGTTTCTCCTAACATAAATATAATAAGAATCTCTTCCCCAGTAGTATTGAAAAGGATTTTGTCCTCTATTTAAATTATATTTGTAAGAAGAATCCGAATAATTAGCAAGTAAAGATGCAACTTTTATCCATGCAAAAACCACAGGCATATCAGAAACAGTAGTAGATCCATCTTCTGTATGATTTATGTAATGAGAAAATTCATGTGCATTTCTTTGATTGTGTTTTAGCTGAGCAATGTTAAATGCTGCTGTATTATTAGTACCATAAAAATGATTTGCAGAAGCATAAAATTCATCTTCACTGTATCTAGATCTATCATGAACTCTTATCACTTTATCAATATCAGCAATTATCCTGGAATCTACTTTTAATTCATCTTTAGCTATAGTTCTCAGAGGTCTAGGAGATTGATGAATATAACCTCCAGAAGGTTCATGTTCATATGAACCATAATTAGAACTAGATGATTCAATACCTGTATCATTAAACCAACAATTGATTACTGCTTTTATATGATCTCTAATCATGATAGAATACTTATTACATGCACTAGCATTATCTTTTGGAACATCATTAGGAAGATTTTCTATATTGAAATTAAAATTAGCTTCATAGTTTATCTCAGAAATGACATCTCCAATAAATTTAGGCATTTTGGTTCACCTACAATCTGGAAGTGGATCTTTTAGATACTGAATCAAATATTCTACGCAATCTCGAGTATTTTTGGACAAAATCATGTTATCTTTATTTTGTAAATACCAGGAGTAAGCTGTAGAATTCGGATCTTTTGCTGAAAAGCTTCCCCAGTCACATAACATGTTACATATCTCAGAAAGTGGCATATCTTGAGGTTCTATATGTCCGGAATCTGAGATCAATACCCAATATTGCCAGTGATGAGGATTCTTATTCTGATGTATCAGCCAAGATTCATTGAATCTTGATTCATCAGATGGAAATTCCTCCGAAGGATAA